CGGTTGTTCCCTTAACTAAGCCAGTGCGTTCCTGTAAAGGTCTGACAGATGATAGCGGAACTCGTTTATTCCCTTTGGCTCTACACCATGCGGGAGGGGTGGGTTATGCCCCCGTTGTAATTCATTTAGGCGGTGATTTTGGTAGAGAGGTCAAAACTGTTATGGATGCCCCCACCGCACAACTGACCACAAAACCACCACCTAAACAAACTTATTCGGATTAAAACATAAAATAAAAAGGTATGCAATGAATTATTTGAGTGTTTGTAGCGGTATCGAAGCAGCATCGGTTGCCTGGCATCACTTAGGGTGGAAACCTTTGGGGTTTTCAGAGATTGAGAAATTTCCCTCACAAGTGCTAGAGCATCACTATCCATCCGTACCCAATTTAGGGGACATGACGAAATATAAGGAGTGGCAATTAAATGGAACAATTGGACTTTTGGTCGGAGGAACTCCTTGCCAGGCGTTCTCAGTCGCTGGGCTTAGACAAGGGATCGCAGATCCTAGAGGAAACCTCGCTCTCACCTATGTTGGACTTCTTGACCACTTTAGACCCAAGTGGTTCGTTTGGGAAAATGTGCCAGGTGTCCTCAGTTCAAATGGAGGAAGGGATTTTGGTAGCTTCCTCGGGGCGGTGGTGCAACTCGGGTATGGGTTCGCCTACAGAGTGCTTGACGCTCAATACATTGGAGGGTCAGGAGCAGTGCCACAACGCAGAAGGAGAGTCTTTGTTGTTGGATGTTCTAGAGGTTGGGAACATTCCGCCAAGGTTCTATTTGAGCCATCGTGCCTGTCTAGGAATACTAAGAAGGGCAGAAAAAAGGGGGAAGTCACTCCCACGCTCTCTGCAAGTGGCACTGGAACAAGTCGTGTCGGATTCAATTGCGAAGACGAATGGTTCATCCCCACCACAGTCGGAACACTTGACACCGAATGTGCAGGACAACGCAGAGCGCACCAATCTGTCATGAGTGGACATTTCATTCCGACCTTTTGGAATGGAACTCAGACGGCTGACACGCTCACCTGTACCTCAGACGATCAGAGGATGCCTGATAAGAACAAGCTCCAGGCAATTATTACCCTACAGGACACTTCTGGTCGGGATAAAGCTCAAAATGGCAAAGGATGGTCAGAGGGGGTTAGTTATACGCTTGATGCCACAGGGCTGCAAGGAGTTGTTGCCCCTACTTTGACAACAAATGACCCAAGCAGAAGTCCTCAAGCTAGTGAAGTTACTCAGCAAATCAATGCGGTATATCAAGCAAGCATGGCGGTTAGAAGATTGACCCCAACAGAGTGCGAGCGTTTACAGGGGTTTCCTGATGGATATACCGACATTATGCTTAATGGCAAACAAACCCCAGACGGTCCAAGGTATAAGGCTTTAGGTAATTCAATGGCAGTTAATGTAATGAAATGGATCGGTGAAAGGATCAACTCGTATGAACAAAGCAGATAAAGATGCGCAGAAGTGGTATCGCACACACGCACGCATGGAAGCGAGGCGGTTAATCGAAGCCAAAGAGCTTGGCAAGCCTTACTACATTGACAGAGGGGGCTATGTCATTACGCCTATCCAGCCCCAAGAGAACCCCGATAAAAAAACAACAGATTGATAAAACTATTGCACTAATCAAAATAATGCTGTAATGTTGTAATTGTAGTAAAGACCTAACTATTTAATTGGAGAATAATCATGCAACTCTGTAAAGACTGTTTGCATTACCAGCAAAGCACGGGCTACTGCTTAAACACAAGACGCCCCGATCCCGTTACGGGAGAACCTAAATACTTTTACGCCCGCATAGAGCGTGAATATCTTACCGCTAGTGGCTGTGGTATCAACGCCAAGTGGTTTGAACCCTATCCAAATCCTCAGTATTCACCTGAAGATTTAGATGACCTCTCTACCATTCCATTCGGTAGATAACTAAACCTAACTACAAGGAGTTTTAAATGAAAGCACAGAAAGATGTGGCGTTTCCGCTCACGCCTGACCAAAAGACAACCATTTCTTTTGATGAACTTAACAAGCAACTTGAAAAAGACGCAAAGAATCGTAAAAAGCAGCCCAATGAAGATAAGCAGGTCGAGAACCTTAAAAAGATTATCGCCAAGCAAGAGGATGAGATTGACCAACTCATTGATGAAATTCGTGCTTATGAGAAGCAGAACGAATTGCATGAAGAAAATATTGGCAGATTGGAAGATCACATAAATTCATACCGCACTATGCTAATTACTACATTGGAGATGATGGAATGAACGATAGATCAGAATTTGAATCAGCAATACGCAACAGTGCCATTTGGAGTGGTGATAGTCGCAAGGTAGCCAATGGCAAGATGGTGGATGTCATTCTTGAGAAGCAAGGCAAGAAAGACCTGCCAGACCTATCACACATTGAAGCAGTGCAGATGGGTCATGTTATGCAACCTACGATTGGTCGCTTGGCAAGTGATCGCCTACGCATGGAGTTAAAAGATGCAGACTACGCCATTACTCATCCAAAACACGATTGGTTTAGAAGTCATTTTGATTTCATTTCTAGTGATGGTAAGACACTTGTTGAAGCTAAAAACTACAATGCTGGCGTTCGTAGCAAATTTGATACTGACACTAATCGGATTCCTGATGCTGACTATGCACAGCTCGTTCACGAAGCAGCTTGTCATGGTGTTACTGATATTGTCCTTGCTGTGCTTTTTGGTGGACAAGAGTTTTGCACTTTCCGCTTTAATATCACGGACACTGAAAAAGATGACCTCATCAAGAAGATGGCTGAAGTATGGGGCTTTTGTAAGGCTGGCACGCTACCTCCTGCTGAAACTGTGGAGCAAACCAAGATCATGTATCCAAGTAGTAATGAGGGCACGATTGTGGCAACTCGTGAGTTTGAATTACTGGTTAGCGAACTTAAAGATCTTAAGAATCAGATTAAGCATTTGGAGGATCTTGCGGAAGCACGAGAAGTCCTTATCCGCAACGAAATGGGCGGGAAATCGGAGTTATTAGACATTCAAGGCAATACGCTAATAACTTGGCGTAACAGCAAACCTGCTAAGAAGTTTGACACCACGCTCTTTAAACAGGCTATGCCCGATATCTATGAGAAGTTTGTCATTGAGCAGCCAGGTTCTCGGAGGTTCTTAGTCAAATGAATAACTTAGATCTAGCGGTATGGGTGATGACTATTTCTAGCGTCATTGACACCATTATTTCTCTAAAGGAGATATTTGTATGATTAACGAAGGCGTATTTGATGGAAGGTTTGAGATTGGCGCTCAAATTGAAGAGTTAGAGCAAGTCATTCTTTCAATTAAAGAAACTATTGAAATGTTGAAAAAAATTGAACCTTTTGTACCTGAAACTGAAGATGATAGGTGGGAATAATTATGAGTAACTTAGTCGCATATTCAGAAATGGAGCAGATGGCTACGGCTATTGCTGCCAGTGGTTTGTTTGGCATGAAGGATAAGAACTCAGTGCTGGCTTTAATGGCAGTAGCACAAGCAGAGGGTTTACATCCTGCCACAGCAGCAAGAGATTTTCACATTATTCAGGGCAGACCAGCACTCAAAGCAGACGCTATGCTCGCACGCTTTCAAAACGCAGGTGGAAAAGTCGAATGGAAGGACTATACAGATGACAAAGTTACAGGAGTTTTTTCACATCCCAACGGGGGTGACCTTGCGGTTACATGGACAATTGAGCAAGCCTCCAAGATTGGTCTTGTTAAACCAGGAAGCGGATGGCAAAAGTTCCCCAGAGCGATGCTACGAAGCCGTTGTATTTCAGAGGGGATTAGATCAGTTTTCCCTGGATCTGTTACAGGGTTCTACAGCCCCGATGAAGTTGAAAACTTTGAAAGCCCGACCACCAAGCCTAGCCAAGTAAAAGAAAAGGTGATGGGATCGGTTATTCCTAATGTTGTGGAGATTTCAGCAATTCCTGAGGATTTGCAAGATATTGCCATTCCCATGTATGTGCCAGGTCAGGAAGAACCTTACGCTAAATACATTACTCGTGATGACTGGATTGAAGGTTTTGCGGAAATCCACGCCAAGATCCACGAATCACCGAAATTTACGGCTGAGGAAAAGTTTGAAAAGATCAAAAAGTTCAGGGAAGTAAATGAAGAGTATACGAAGTCTTTTGACGGGAATACAACAGCAAAGTTTTTATCAAAGCTCCAAGCAATTAGAAAGGAAATCCACAATGGCTAATGGACATATCGCTCAGATGGGCAAAGGCGTGTTATTTCAAAACGAGAAAAAGCACGAGAGATCACCAGACTGGAAAGGCACTCTATTGCTTTCTGAGGACTACAAAGCAGGTCAAACACTCAAGATTGCAGGGTGGACTAAGCAAACGCCTAAAGGCAGCTTAATTAGCCTGTCTGAAGATAACTGGAAACCTGAGGGTGGCACATATCCTAAGGAGGTCAATCGTGTTCAAGATGGCGATGTGCCTTTTTAGTTTGATGCTCATGATTAGTAACAGCTACGCTTACCAAAAGTGCGGTCTTGACGGCAGTGGAGAAATCTGTTGCTGGGATACCGAAATTGATGGACCTTTTGGACCGCCAGGCTGNTAATGGTCATTTTGTATCTACCATATCCACCATCTATTAACAATTATTGGATTGCAAGCGGTAAACGCAGGTTTATCAGCCAACGGGGAAGGCAATTCAANGAAGATGTTGCTGAATATGTCGTTGAATGGAGAGTGCCTAAATTTGGTGANAAACCAGTTTGGGTNGACATCATTCTTAGACCAGCAACGAAACGCTTAATGGATGTGGATAACTGCATAAANCCNATATTGGATGCCTTGCAAGATGCGGGAGTGTTTGACGATGATGTACAAGTNCAATGGGTTCGTATTGAGAGAGGTATTCCGAAAAAGGGTGGTGCGTGCGTAGTGATGGTAGGCACGATGGAGGAATACACCAGCTCAGAGGGAATCTAGCGTGAATTAGCTAGGTAGTTAGGGGTTGCGCCAGCCAACTTTCTGGGTAGCTGGCACTTATTTAAGGGATATTTAATGAACGCAACTGAACTAGCTGAT